ATTTATTATCTTTGTTTGATTTATTATCATTGTAATAGTCCATACCAAACCCAGCCAAGTCACTTCCGAGCGATGCGTAAGCCTTTGCCTTTGCCTCTGATGCTGCTGCATTAACTGAGTATTGCGCTATGTTTGCTTGGTTCTGCGCTCCAGACTGAGTCATAGCCAAGTTGATTGGCATATTGTAATCAAACTCGCCAGACGACTGGGGACCGAGTTGAAGCCCTAAAGCAAGGTTTTTCTGTCCTGCATTGTAAGACAGCGGAGCTTCGCTAAGAGCTTGAAGTCCAGGATTAGTGTAAAATAATCCAGCTTGACTAAATGAGTTATTCCCAGCGGCGGCGGCTTCTTCGCGTTTTCTCCGCATCAAATCCTCTCTACCCATGATTTCCGCTGCGATACTGGCATTCCCACCAAGGCGACCAGATGCTTGGAATCCTTCCCTAGCAGTCTGCTCATACATTCTTTTCTCTTCTGGAGTAACTCCCTGCGCTGAAGCTCTTGCGCGTTCAGCTTCTTGTGCTGATGCTTGGACTACTGCGGCCTGTTCTGGAGACAAAGATTGCATAAGCCCCCGTGTAAGACCTGTTTGTCCGGTCATCTGACCGAGTTCTTCAGCCCTAACTTGACCAAGCGTTTGCCCCGCTTGTTGAGCCGTTGAAAGAGAAAGCGCATTAAATCCTGGTTGGCCGTTCACGCCGCCAAGAAACTGTCCGGTTTGACCGAACATCTGCGACATGAACTCCGGACCAAACCTTTCGCTAAGAGCGAGAAAGTTAGGAATGTTGTTATTGTAGTATTCCAACAGTCCTTCCGCTTGCCTGCCGACAAGATTATTCCCGTTTGTATTTTGAAAAATATCAATTGGAGCCGGAGCTTTTTTCCCCTTGCTTGCCTTGTTTGCACTGTAAGCCGTGGCCGCTGCCCCAACCGCTGCCGCTGTAATTGCTGCACTCATTTAGTTTGTTTCTGTAATTGTTTGGATTATCCTTGATGGGCTTATGTCTTTTTTCCAAGTGTTAAATCTTGGGTCATCGTTATCCATCAGTGGATTAACAACTGGGATTGTGATGTTTCTGATTATTTCGTCAGGATCGGTCAAATTGTTTGGATTGGCGTGAATGGTAAGATACACGGCATCAGTTATGGCGTAAACCAATCTCCTTGTCCCCTTCTGCGTTATCCCCATAAATGGCCCAGTAATGCTTGATGCCTCGTTATTGGAAATCACACGGGTTGTGCCGGAAATCAATATGAACGGATGCTCCGTATTGTGGTGGACGGTGGTAAACATTGACCCAGCTGGTGCAAACGCCTGACGAATGTAGATGCCATTCGTGAAAATGTGATTCAATGGAAGTTCCGCCGCTGGCAATGTGGAAAGTTCATATTCCATCCTGTCAATGGGTGAAGATGAATCCCAATCGCTTAGTGACGGCACTTTTGAATCAAATCCAGAAAGAGACAACCGTTCATTGTAGCGAGATACGGTATCTACGCTCACGTTGTCTCGGTAATTCACAAACAACTCATTCCCCTCTTTGATCTTTTTGATTGAAACGCAATACACGTTTTCCCCATCAAACCTAAATTTGCAATTAGGGTTTGGGGAATGATTGATGACGCGCCCACATGGATACTTGTGATTTTTGTATGAGGCGAGCCATTCGCGACCCTTAGCAATATCTTCGGTGGCGAACAACCCCTTCCCGTGAACTGGCGAATCAAGAATTGCAACGAATTCATTGTGACGTTCAGAATCAAAACAAACGCCTTCTTCCATCATTCTGATCACATCCAAGTCAGAAACCTCAAGGGATTCCAAGAAATCGTTGTAATCGTCAACCAATAGCTTGATAAAGCTATCGCCTTTCTTCTCTGGCATTTCAAGTTCAGCGTTCATAAAGGGTAAGCGCGGTTGCTAGGTGGGGATTTATTAAATCTTAATGCAGTAAAACATAGCAATGTTCCGAGGGCGGGTTTCAGTTCCTCCCGTAGCTCCAGTGTTAACAGAAGTATTTGTAATGCTATTTGGGTCTCCACCTGCCGAACTCCCTCCAGTTGTAGACTTAAAAGTATATGTATGCGTATGGCTTTTAAGCTCATCTGCTTGTTTTGCAGCAAATGTTCCAGATGCCGTTCCGTCACTATTTGTTCCAGTTCCGCGAACAAAATATCCCCGCAAGTCAGGAACATTAAAAGTTGTTGATCCATCGCCAACTCCATAAGTTGTGGCTATTGCTGCAAACAAGGTTGCATAAGTAGAGCGAGATACAGCAGTGCCATCAGCAGCCAACCATCCTGTCGGCGCACCATTCATAGCAAATGGCATGATTGCACCAGCGGGGATAAGCATATTAGATGCTTTGGCTTGGGTTACTGCACCATCTGCAAGGGCGTTGGTTGTAACAGCACCAGCACCCATCTCATTTGACGTAATAGTTCCCACCTTCAGCTTGCCAGAAACCAAAGCAAGCGTTGTGTTTGCACTAACTATTGCATCACTTGTAAATAGCGTCTGGTCGATGATGTTATTCATCGCCGTGCTAGTAATCACATCGTTAGTTGCAAAGGTGTTGGTTGTTTCTACGACTCCAGGCATATTACGTTTGGGAAATGATTTGTCTGTTTGTCACAGAACCCGTGACCTTAATAGAGGTGATCTTAGGGGAGCCGATTGTCCGTGTCAAGGTTAGGCTTCCTACATAACCCCGAATCCCACCAAGACGGAACCGGATATTCCCTGTTTCATCTTCTGGTGCTGACCCAGTCCCAAGAACCGTACCGCCAAGAAAGGTGGTTGTTGTCCCAATACTTTGGTTATTGTCAGGATCTTCAGCCGCAAAGGAAATAGCATACTCACCAAGCCCACCATTAACGCATTGCATGGTAAGTTGCCCATCGGTAAACCTCTTACGATCAAGATTACCCAAGGCGTAACCTCTAGTGGTCAAAGAAGAGTTGATTGAAAAGGTAGTTGCAGCCCCAGCCGACAATAAGTTATCAAGGGAACTCTCCGCAGCTTCTAATTCATGCAATCCACCCAAAGAAGTTACCGCATAAATGCTATCTCGTTCCGCCGCGCTGCCAATAATCAGGTTTTTGATGATAAAATCACCTGCGCCAAAGGTGTCGATTGATTCCCAAGCCTTGTTCAAGAAGTTAAAAACCAAAATTGTATTGTTTCCGGCAGCATCATTAGCTCCAGCAATAGAATCCAACGCTACGGCAAGGTAATATCGGTTATTAAACAGCACAGCAACCGCTTCAGCAGCTAGGTTTTTGTTAATTCGGTCGATATACGGCTGAATATTTTTAGAAATAGGCTCATCTGCACCCCGAAGGTTGTAATCATTCAGGAACTCGACGGCATAAACCCCATCATCGGACAAGAAGAACATAGCATTCCCCTTCATCACAACGCTTTTCTTAGCCAAACACCCAACCTCAGTGGTCAACTGCGTAACCTTAGTATCAGTAAGGCTACCACCCGTGCCATTTATGATATGTAGGCTGTTACGATTCAGAACAACCAAGTTATCATCGTAGAATCCTTGCATTGCCACAAGGTAATCGGTCGTCCCACCCGTAATGCGGAACTGGTTGGCAATCTGGTCAAACGTGTGGCTGTCCAGAATATCCGAAACGGCTATCTCATCAGTGATCTTTCTATTTGTATAGGTTGGCGAGCTAAACGTGCCAGCCGGAGTGTAGTAAAATGGAACCCACAACCTGCGCTGAAAGTAAACTCCCCAAGGTGGGGCTGGCTGATGAATGAAACCACCACCTACGCTGAACCTGCCACCAATTTCAATTTGTTGTGCGCCAGGGATACTTGCTAAATTAGCTACTGGAGCAATAAAAGAAATATTTGTAGATGAGGCACTTAATACCTCAAATGTTTGTCCAGAAATAGAACTAAATGTCGGGATGTTTGTTTCATACACGACAATCGTGTCACCTTTCACAATAGTCGTATTGCCGCTAACTGTAAGGCTTACAACTCCGCTTGTTACTGTTCCAGTGGTGGACACAAACACCTGTGGCTGGGTGAAAGCTCCCCCAGGAACAAGTGTAAAGTCTGCCTTCAACACTGCATCCGTAACTACAAAAGTCTCTGTCTGGGAAGTCGTAAAGGTGTAAGTAAAAACGTCCTTATCGGTAACAGTCACAACCGCAAATGTTCCGTTAGCTGGAACTCCTCCAGTCAGTCCGCTAACCACAATAGAATCCCCCACGGTCAACCCATGATCCTTGATCCGCATTGTCACAGTAAACGCACTAGAACTAGCACTTTCAATCTGCCGACCGTTGGGGAACCACTCAAACGCTTGAGAACCATCGCGGAATAGATACACACGGTCAAACGCCTGTATCATGTCGGTATCTCCAGCCAAGGACTTACCAGTAGGATACTCAATATCCTGCGTGGTGTAGCCATCTAAATCAACCAGAATAGCCTTGGAGTCCAATGCCAATACAACACTCTCAGCGTTACCAGAATTAGGATCGCTAAACAAGCAAGAAGCCCTCACGTTCACGTTGGCAGCATCGTTAATTGGAGTTGTGGACAACGTGCCTGTCTGGTCACTAATCGAAGTCAGCCCCACCACAGGATACGTCAAAGTGCTTGCTCCCAACACAGTCAAAGTAAAATCACCATCCATCACNGCATTNCCCACNANCCCAGTAATCCGAGCCAATCCACTTCCCGTCAACCCATGCGCCACCGAAGTAGTTATCGTAACAACCCCAGCCGTAACACTAGCCGCAGTAATGCTCTTCG